GAAGCGCAAGCAACTCGACAATTTTGAAGAATCACCTTTTTAGGAGTGAACAAATGAAAGCCCAAACCAAGAAGTCCAAGATGATTGCGTTCTTCCGAACGAATCCAAACGCCAAACCAAAAGACGCCGCCGCTAAGTTCAAGGTGGCGATGCCCACCATCTACGCCATACGCAAGCAGGCATTGGCTGGTAGTGATTGGAAAACTGCTGCCATCATGACGAGCAACAAGCCTGTGGCTATTGACGAAGTTGCAGTCCTCGATCAAAACGCTGCCAACCTCGTCTACCAAGCATCCCTTGGGCGTAAACAACGCTTTCAAGCAAGCAACCAAGCCAACGCCCAACAGTATGGTGGCGACCACTACGTCAACATGGGTGTGCAACCGTGGAAGGCGATGGAGGCTTGGATGTCCACGGAAGCATTCGCTGGTTTCTTGCGTGGTAACGCCATCAAGTATCTTGCCCGTGCTGACAAGAAGGGTGGTGTTGAAGACCTGAAGAAAGCCCGTCACTACCTCGATAAGTTACTCGAAGTTCTTGGGGGGAACGAATGACCACACTCACCGAAGCCAAAGAACGTTTCGGGGGAGCCATCAGGGGCGAAGGGATGGACTGCCCCTGCTGTGGTCGGTGGGGGAAGATCAACCCCTACCAAATTACCAGCACTCAGGCCAAGGGTCTGATCTGGATGTACACCAACTTTCCTCAGAACCACTGGATTGACCTTGGTCGTGCTCCTGATTGGATACTGCGCTCCAAACCTATGTCTACTGCCAAATGGTGGGGTCTGGTCGAACCTGCTGCCAAGGATGAGAAAGATGAGGATAAGAAAGCATCCGGAAGATGGCGTCTAACGGACAAAGGTCGTGCGTTCGTCATCGGGCGTACCCTAATTCCCAAATATGCTTTTATCTTTGACAATGGCTGTTTTGGCTACTCAGAGGCGATGGTAGACATCCGTGACGCACTTAAAAAGAAGTTTTCGTATGAAGAACTGATGGGCAGTTCTATGCGAGGGCTGACATGAAGTGGGTCTTTGCTGTCTTGTTGGTTGCGTCTATCGGCATAGGCATTTTGTTCTTGGGGTACTACCAAGGGCGTGAAGCCTACATGACTGGTTACAACGCTGGTTACATGGCTGGGTATGTGAATGCAGAAAAGGAGCAATGTGGAAAACGCTGAAGAAAAAATTTGGAGGTACTTGGTCGAGCATAAAACGCCTGTACTGGCGGCAACACTTGCTAAACGACTCATGTTCAGCCAAAGCCACGTTGCTCGTATTCTGCGAGACCTAGAGCGAACAAGTATTGTTGAAGTGGTGCGTGTCGGTAGTCAGAAATTTTATAGGGTAAAGCCATGAACTTTGACGAATGGTGGGCAACTTTGACGCCACCCGAACGTAGGGTGGTTGGGGAAAGCAACGCTCGGTTCGTATGGAAAGAAGCAGTCAGGGCATGTGGAGAAAACGACGACATGGAGAGAATGCTGGAGGAACTATTAGAGTTGCGAAAGCAAGTAAAGGAGTTAAAAAATGAAGTTTAAAAAGAAACCCGTCGTCATCGAAGCCGAGCAGTTTCTCCCTAACGACGAAGCCATAGAGAAAGTTATGGCGCTGGCGTCACAGGGTTCTCGTCAGGTGGCGGTGACACGCATGCCGGATGGACACTGCACGATGCACATCCAGACGCTTGAGGGGGTTATGGAAGCCACCATCGGGGATTGGATTATTCGCGGTATCCAAGGTGAGGTGTATCCTTGTAAGCCAGACATTTTTTATGCCACATACGAACGGGTTTCCGAATGAACATCACATGGTCTTACTCCTCGCTCAAGACATTTGAGCAGTGCCCAAAGAAGTACTACCACCTGAAGGTAGTCAAAGATGTCAAAGACGAAGGCAGTGAGGCCACGTTGTATGGACAAGAGTTACACAAAGCGGCTGAGGACTACATCAAAGAAGGCAAGCCCATCCCACCCAAGTTTGGTTACATTCAAGAGACGGTGGATGCCATCAAGAACATCCCCGGCGAGAAGCACTGCGAACTCAAACTGGGTGTCAGAAAGACCGACACTGGCTACGAGCCTTGTGGCTTCTTTGACAAGGATGTCTGGTGGCGTGGCATCGGTGACGTGATTGTGGTACAGGACGAACTGGCGTTTTCCTTGGATTACAAAACCAGCAAGAACGCCAAATACGCAGACCTCAAGCAGTTGGACATCCTAGCCGCTGCCTTGTTCACGCACTTTCCACAGGTCAAGAAGATCAAGTCTGCCTTGGCTTTCGTGGTCAGCAATGAGTTTATCCACAAGGAACATTTTGCCGAGATGCGGGACTCCTATTTTGCGACATTTGAGCCGGACCTAGATAGGCTTGCTACTGCTCAAGAAACAGGAGTGTGGAATACGAATACTGGGCCTTTATGTAAGTTCTGCCCCGTCGTATCATGTGAGCATAATCGGAAACGATAGGAGCCAACATGCCATACGTCAACAAACCCAGACCCTATAAAAAAGAGTACGAACAGTACCAAGGCACTGAAGAACAAAAGAAGAACCGCGCCAAGCGCAATGCCGCCCGCCGTAAGGCAGTGCAAGACGGCAAAGCGACTAAAGGCGACGGCAAAGATGTGCACCACACCACGGCTTTGTCCAAGGGTGGTAGCAACAAAGGCAAACTACAAGTCATTTCGGCAGCGAAAAACCGTTCTTTTGATCGTGATGCAAAGAACAAACTCGTTTCCGAACTAAGTCCAAGAGAGCGAAAGAGTGCAAATCGTAGATAACAAAGTCCTGCTGCTCCAGACTAAGCAGCCACACCCCATCACTGAACAGATCAAAAAGAGCGCAGTCCTCTCCCAAGAGGACGGTGTCTACGAAGTTGCTGTCAACTGGGGATTGAAAGAGGCACAAGCCCTCGCACGGTTGGGTATCAAAGATGCCCCGTCGCCCATCCTGCGCGACTACAAGTGGACTGGCAGACTAACTCCGTTTGCTCATCAGAAAGAGACCGCATCTTTTCTGACCCTCTACCCCAAAGCCTTCTGCTTCAACGAACAGGGTACGGGTAAGACAGCGTCCGTCATTTGGGCGGCTGACTACCTGATGAAGATTGGGCGCGTAAAGCGTGTGCTTGTTTTGTGCCCTCTGTCTATTATGAAATCCGCATGGCAGCAAGACTTGTTCAAGTTCGCCATGCACCGCTCCTGCTCTGTTGCTCACGGGGATGCCAAGACCAGAGCCAAAGTCATCAACGCAGGTTCGGACTTTGTCATCATTAACTTTGACGGACTGGCTGTCGTTAAGCAAGAAATCCTCAACGGTGGCTTTGATTTGATCGTGGTCGATGAAGCCAACGCATACAAGAACCCGCAGACCAACCGCTGGAAAGTACTCAAAGAAGTTGCCGCCAAGGCTGACTGGCTTTGGATGCTGACAGGCACTCCGGCTGCGCAGTCTCCGCTAGACGCATACGGGCTGGCAAAACTGGTCAACCCTGAAGGTTCTCCAAAATACTTTGGTCAGTTCCGTGACCAAGTGATGTACAAAGTGTCGCAGTTCCGGTGGCTACCTAAGCCTCAAGCACAAGGTGTGGTGCATAAAGTTTTGCAACCCGCCATTCGATTTGAGAAAGATCAGTGTCTTGACCTGCCCGAGGTGACATTCGTTGAACGCGAAGCCCCCTTGACGCCGCAGCAGTTGAAGTACTACCGGATGCTCAAGAAGCAGATGACGATCAGCGCCGCTGGCGAAGAAGTCACAGCAGTCAACGCAGCGACTAACATCAACAAGTTGCTGCAAATCTCAGGCGGTGCGGTCTATACCGACAACCGCGAGGTGATTGAGTTTGATGTATCCAACCGGATACAGGTCATCCTTGAAGTCATCGAAGAAGCCTCCCACAAAGTGCTGGTCTTTGTACCGTTCACGCACACCATCGAGTTACTCCGTGAAGTGCTGGAGAAGAACAACATTTCGTGCGGTGTCATCAACGGGCAAGTCAGCGTCAACAAACGCAGTGAATTGGTCAAAGACTTCCAAGAAAAATCTGACCCTCACGTGCTCATCATCCAGCCGCAAGCAGCCTCTCATGGCCTTACGCTTACCGCAGCAGACACAATTATTTGGTACGCCCCCGTTACAAGCGTGGAGACTTACCTGCAAGCCAACGCCCGAATTAACCGTCCGGGTCAGAAAAACGCGATGACCATCGTGCATATTAAAGGCAGCGAAGTTGAGAGCAGGCTGTACAGCATGCTCCAGAACAACATAACAAACCACGAAAAAATCGTGGACCTGTATCGCCAAGAAATTTCACAAGACGTTTGACAAAGTCAAAAGTTGTGTTATACTCAACTTTCCAAAGCAAGAAGGAGCGACCTCATGACAGAAACAGAATTGACCATTGACGAACTTGTGAGCATCTATCTCAAGATTCGTACTGCCATCGAAGCAAAAGAAGAGCAGCACAAAACTGAACTACAAGAACTGAAAGATCAGTTCGACGTGGTCGGCAACAAGTTGCTTGAAATCTGCAACGAGCAGAACATGGACAGCATCAGAACACCAGTAGGAACAATCTCTCGCCGGGTGTCGTCACGGTACTGGACGAGCGATTGGGATTCGATGTATCAGTTCATCAAGAACAACGATGCACCTTTCCTATTGGAGCAACGAATCCACAATTCCAACATGCGACAGTTCTTGGAGGACAACCCAGACAAGTTTCCGGCTGGGCTTCAGAATGAGCGCAAGTACACCGTGCAAGTCCGTAAACCAACTGCCAAGTAAGGAGCGACTATGGATGAGAAGCAACTGGAGTTGCAGGCGCGGGTGACTGCGCTACAACTCGCAATTCAAGTAGTGGGGGCAACCCCTGAGCAGGTTGTGCAGTACGCACAAACTTTTTACCAATTTCTCAAAGGAGCAAAGTAATGGGCAATCTCGCCATCTTCAAACAGCAAAACGCCGTCGCCGTTTCGGGTAACCGCCAACTAAGCGACCTCGCCAAATCTTTGGCATCGTCTACGACCTCGCGTCGTATCCAGACCAATACCAACGGTACGTTCAAGCGCATCGTCAACGGTGAGCAGATTGGTAACGCCATCCGTGGCGAGATCAACGTCATCATCGTGGGTGCACTGCCCAAGGTCTCTCGTATCTATTACAAAGAGAAGTATGACCCCAACGGCGAACCCACTCTGCCGAACTGCTGGTCTAATCTTGGTGACAAACCTGAAGCCGCTGCTGGTGACAAGCAACACGACAACTGCGCTGACTGCCCTCAGAACATTAAGGGTTCCGGCGACAACGGTGGTAAAGCCTGCCGCTATCAGCGTCGCATCTCGGTGATGGTCGAGGGTGATTCCAGTGGTGATGTGTACCAGTTCAACGTCCCTGCCAAATCTCTGTTCGGCAAGGGTCACGGTAACGTGCATCCGTTCGAGTCATACGTCAAGTTCTTGATCGCCAATGGCGAGTCTCCTGACAATGTGATGACCAACATCAGTTACGACTTAAACGCAGATTCTATGGAACTGCTGTTTACCCCGTTGCGCAACATCAGCGACGAAGAGTACGAACTGGTCAAGGCTGCGCAATCCAAGCCTGAGACCAAGATGTACACCATGATTACCGTGGCACAAGCCGATGGTGTTAAGAAGCAGCCCCCTGCCGTGGAAAACAAAGCCAAGGTAAAGGTTGACGATGTCGAGCCGAAGAAGGCAGTCGTTCGTTCGGATGAACCCGAAGACGAAGCAATCGAAGAGCCTGTAAAGCGCCAAGTTAAAAAAGCCGAGCCTGCGCCCAAGGCTAAGGCAAGTCTTGCTGACGTTGTAAGTCAGTGGGGCGAAGACGAGTAACTCGATGAGTTACGGCTACAGCGCACGGCTGATTGCTCTGAACAAGGAGGCTGACTCTAAGTTACTGGGTGTCAAGTTAGGCAGGATTTGCATCAAACGCAATATCCCTGTCTCGCTTGTTGCATCCCGACTTGGGGTTAGCCGACAGACGGTCTACAACTGGTTCACTGGGGCTAATACCCCTTTGAATCAGTCAGTAGGTGCAGTCGAAACCTTGCTCAAATCTTTCACCTGATTCTTTTTAACGCCTTGGACACGGAGTCTAGGGGGTAGTGCCCCCTTTTTCGACATGATAGATAAAGACCTTTTAAGTATTGTTCAACCGCCCGATGGGTGGTTTGCAGTGCTGGGCATAAAAGGTGAAGACGATGTCAGGCAAAAACTGGTAGCAACACGCGAAGAAGTAGACCAAGTCGCCGCAGAATTTGTGGCGCAAGAGCGAAACGTTTATTTTGGGGTCGCCAAGTTTGCGACAGACCAAAATCGTAAAAAGCCAAACGTTAAAGGGCTGAAGTCATTCTGGCTAGATATTGACTGCGGAGAATCCAAAGTCGCAATCAACGAAAAGACCGGACGCCCCGATGGATACATTGACCAAGCAACTGGACTGCAAGAACTACAAACCTTCTGTAAGAAGATCGGGCTTCCAAGACCACTGCTAGTCAACTCCGGACGTGGCATCCACGCATATTGGCCTCTGACTCGTGAAGTTACCCGTGAGGAGTGGGAACCAGTCGCAGAGCGGTTACGCGAACTTTGTGTTCTTCACAACTTCCACATCGACGGGAAAGTTTTTGAAGTTGCCCGTGTGCTGAGAATACCCGGCACATTCAACTTTAAAGACAATCCACCTACGCTGGTAGAGATTATCAGCGACGCCCAGCCTGTTGACTACGATGACTTCCGCAAGATTTTGGGAGTCAAAGAGATACAGCCCGCAGCCCCCAAACGGGAGTTGACGGAATTGGCAAAAGCCATGATGCAGAACACCACGTCATCTTTCCGCAAGATTATGTTGCGCGGGGAAGGCGGGTGCAGACAGTTGCTTTCGGCTTTTGAAGACCGCGAGACTTTGTCAGAACCCCGATGGTTTGACGCGCTGTCGATTGCAAAGTTTTGCAGTGACCGTGACGTTGCCATCCACAAGATGTCCGAGGGCCACCCAGATTATGACTATGCAACTACTGAAGCAAAGGTAGTGCACATAGTTGGCCCGCACAGTTGCGCAGAGTTTGAACGCAGCAACCCCGGTGGGTGTGATGGATGCCCTCACAAAGGCAAGATTAAATCTCCGATTGTGTTGGGGAAAGAGATTGCCGAGGCGACGGAAGAAGACAACACCGTCGTTGTTGAGAACGAGGAGGACGAAGACACCGAAGTTCACACCATCCCCAAGTACCCCAGCCCATTTTTTCGTGGCAAGAATGGTGGTATTTACAAGATGGTGGGGGACGAAGAAGAACCCTTGCGGGTCTATGAGCACGACCTGTATGTGGTCAAGCGCATGCGTGACCCTGTGTTGGGTGAAGTCATCGTAATGAAACTGCACCTACCTCGGGATGGGGTTAAAGAGTTTGTTGTGTCGAACGTGCAAGTCACGGACAAAACCGAATTACGCAAAGTGCTTTCTAGTCACGGCGTAGTTTGCAGCACGAAACCTTTTAATCTGTTGATGGAGTACCTATTCCTCTCTATCAAAGAACTTCAATATAAACGGAGAGCAGAACACATGAGGCAACAATTTGGATGGGCCGATAGGGACAGCAAGTTCATTATCGGTGACCGAGAAATTACACCAGACGGCATCTTTCATAGTCCGCCGTCGAGCACTACGCACAACCTAGCACAACACATGCAACCTACGGGCACACTGGACAAGTGGAAAGAAGTGTTTGCCCTGTATGGTAGACCCGGTCTGGAACCACATGCGTTTGCAACGCTGACAGCCTTTGGTTCCCCCCTGCTTAAATTCTTGGGGCAGAACGGAGCCATCATTAACGTTATTCATCCCAACTCAGGTACAGGTAAGACCACCATCTTGCACATGTGCAACAGCGTGTACGGAGACCCCGGCAGACTGTGTGCGATGTGGGATGACACCCTACAAGCAAAACTGTTGCGCCTTGGTGTGATGAACAACCTGCCATTCACCGTGGATGAGATGACCAACACCACTCCGGCAGACTTTTCGACATTGGCATACAGCATGTCGCAGGGACGGGGACGTGATCGGGTTAAGGCTAACGCCAACGAGTTGCGTCTAAACCTCACTTCGTGGCAGTCAATGTCTTTGTGCTCATCGAACGCTTCGTTCTACGAGAAGATGGCTTCGCTCAAAAGCAGCCCTGACGGCGAGATGATGCGACTAATTGAGTACAAGATCGACTACAGCCCAGCAATTGACGTGGCAGAAGCCAAGCAAATGTTCGATCACCAACTGAAACAGAACTTTGGATACGCAGGTGACCTGTATGCCAAGTGGCTAGTAGACAATCTGGAAGAAGCAAAGAACACGGTCCTTGGCATTCAAGCCAAGATTGACAAGGAACTTAAACTTACGCAGCGTGAACGTTTCTGGTCTGCCGTGGTTGCCGCAAACATTACTGGTGGTTTGATTGCCAAGAGCATTGGCCTGATCGACTGGGACATGAAAGTCATCTACAAGTGGGCTACCCAAATGATCTTAGGCTTACGTGTGGAGGTGAAGCCACCAGCAAGTGATGTGATGGCAGTCGTTGGTGACTACATTAACCGCCACATGCAGAGCATCTTGGTTGTGAACGACGAGGTTGATCGCCGCACCAACATGGCAATGTTGCCGACACTGGAGCCTCGCGGTGAGTTGCTCATACGCTATGAGCCAGACACTAAGAAAATGTTCCTAGCCGCCAAGCCATTCAAGAACGATTGCGTCAAGTTTCAAGTGAACTACAAGGACACGCTGGCGCAGTTGGAAAAGAAAGGCATCTTCCTTGGCACCATGAACAAGCGGCTTTCCAAAGGCATGAAGGTTGTGTCCCCCGGAGTTCACTCGTTGATTTTCGATTGCTCCAACACCGAGTTCATCAGCATGGATGAGTTCGCTAACCCGGGTACCGACAATGCTGGTGGAGAAGGTTAGTTATCGGGTGAACTGGAAAAAGTTCAAGAAGGGGTGTTCGTTCTT